TGGTGTCCTTCGTGAGCTTGGTGACCGAGATGCCTACGGACTTGAGCTTGTCGGCGATGGTTTGTGCGCTCGTGTACTGCGGCGTGGCCGGGCTGGCGCTTGCTGACGGGAGCGGTGACGCAGGCACTCCGTGGCTGGTCGGCGAGACGTGGCCGCTGCACCCGGCCACGGTGATGATGGCTCCGATGAGTCCAGCCGCGATGAGTGTGGCTGCGATCTTCATGGTTCCCCCCTCAATTCTTCACTTCTTGGCCCGGATCGTCGCAGCCACGCTGCGGGGCCCGCAACCGATTCGAGAGGACCCGTTCTGTTGCGTACCTCTATTCCGTTTGCCGACGTCGCCGCGTTCGTCGAGAGCCTCGGCCCATCGCTCGACGACACCGCCAGTGTGCTGATCAAGCCAGACGTCATCACCGTCACGCAGTACCGCCGTAACGCGGCGGGCCAGAGGTTCGCCGTGGGCGACCGCGTCGCCACCGTGGCGACCGAGATACGTATCGAAAGGGGCGCGTGATGGCCTCTCTGACGACCCATGTGGTACAGCCGACCGGGCTGCGCTACGACAACCTCCTTGCCGCGGCCACCTCCGGCGGCGATTCGTGTGCGACGGGCGGTGGTGTGCTGCTGGTCGTCGCGAACGGCGACAGCGCGGATCACACGGTGACGCTGGCGACGCCGCAGACCGTGTCCGGGCTCGCGGTCGCGGACCGGGTGGTGACCGTGCCGCAGGGGGGCACGGTGGCGATCCCGGTGCTGGACCTGTATCGGGATCCGGCGACGGGGCAGGCCGCCATCACCTACGACGCCGCCGCGTCACTGACGGTGGCCGTGATCCGGGTGGGCGTGTGATGACCGGAGACGAGGTGACGCTGCGCCACCCGGACCTGCCTCCCGACCAGACCATCACCGTGCCGGCCGCGGCCGTTCCGCACCACCAGGCCGCCGGCTGGCAGCCCGCGGACGAGGCGCCCGCCGAACAGTCCGCCGAGGACGGCGGGGATTCCACGCCGGTCGCGCAGCCGAAGCGCCGCCGCACACAGAAGGAGGACTGATCATGGCCGCGACTCCGATCACTCAGACGACCCGGTATTTCGCGCCCGGGATTTCGAAGGTGCTGTTCGTACCGACGATCGCGAACCCGGCGTCGCCGACCCGGGCCGAGCTGGACGCAGGCACCGACCTGTCTGGCGAGGTCAACGCGCTGGATGGCTGGACCGTGACCGCGGACACCACGGACACGCCCGACCTCAACAGCACGTTCGTCGGCAAGCTGCCGACCACGACCAGCGCCGCCGACTCCAGCATCACGTTCTACGCGTCGCAGGACGGACAGGACGCCCGCTCGCTGCTGCCGCGGACCACGCGGGGCTTCGTGGTGTGGATGGATGAGGGCGACGACCCGGCGCTGACGATGGACGTCTTCCCGGTGCTGGTGTCGTCCAGCGCGAAGCAGCGCAGCATGAGCGACCCGGCGCTGATTCAGGTCATGTTCGTGGTGACTCGGGAGCCGTCCGAGAACGTGTCGATCCCCGCGGCGTCCTGATGGCCAGGGCCCGCGGTGGTGGCGTGACGGTTCGCGGCGGCGAGGATCTGCGGCGCATCTCGCGTGAGTTGCGGGCCATGGACGACAAGAAGCTCAAGCGGAAGTTCTCGACGGAGCTCCGCGCCGCCGCGAAGCCGCTCGTGCCGGTCACCCGCCAGGCGATCCGTGCGATCCCGTCGAAACGGGCCTACTCCGCCGATGGGCTCCGCGGACGCATGTCGAAGGCGGTCAAGACGGAGGTGCGGACGACCGGCAAGGAAGCCGGTGTTCGGCTCCGTGTCGACGGCCGCAAGATGGCCAACAAGCAGGGCGCCCTGCCCGCCTACATGGAGGGCACCAAGAAGCCGTGGCGGCACCCCGTGTACGGGAACCGGAACGCGTGGGTCACGCAGCCTGCGAAGCCCTACTTCTACCGAACCTTGCGACGAGCCGCCGGGCCAGCAGCCCGGAAAGCCGTGAACCGAGTCGTCGCCGAAGTCAGTAAAGAGATCACCTAGGAGAGTCATGTCCCTGTCCCGCGACGCCATCCTCGGCCTCGACGATGCCGTTACCGAGAAGGTGTACGTACCTGAGTGGGGTGACACGGTACTGGTGCGCGGCATGTCCGGTACGGACCGCGACCGCTTCGAGTCGTCGATCCGCGAGATCCGCGCCACCCGCTCCGGCGGCCAAGAAGTCGTCATGAAGACCGACAACGCCCGCGCCCAGCTGCTCGTGAAGTGCCTCGTCGACGAGGCCGGGGAGCGCATCTTCAAGGACACGGACGCCGAGGCGCTCGGGAAGAAGAACGGCGCTGCCCTGGACCGCCTGTACGACGTTGCCGCGCGCCTGTCCGGGCTGTCGGAGGACGCGCAGGAGGAGGCCAAGGGAAACTCCGATGCCGCCCAGAGCGGCAGTTCTACCACCTCCTCGCCCGAGACCTCGGCTGCACCGTCGCCGAGCTCCTGAGACGCATCTCCAGCGCCGAACTCACCGAGTGGATGGTGTTCTACGAGATCCAGCAGGAAGAGCAGGAGCTCGCCGAGCAGCAGGCCATGGAGCGTGCCGAGCGCCCGCACCACCGGATGACCAACCTCTGATCCGCAAGGGAGGTCTCTCGTGGCGTCCACGGCTGTCCTCTACGACCTGATCGCCCGCGACAACGCCAGCCGCACCTTCGACCGGGTGGGTCGGTCGGCATCCGGCATGGGCACAACCATGTCGAAGGTCACGAAGGTGGCTGCCGGTCTGGGTGTGGCTCTGGTGGGGCTCGGCGCTGGGGCGGCGGAGGCCGCGGACAAGGCCGCCGCTTTCCAGTCCAGCATGACCAAGATCCAGACGCAGGCGGGTGCCTCGGCAAAGGACGTCGCGACGCTGACCAAGCAGGTGCTGAAGCTGGCTCCGTCCACGCAGCAAGGCCCGCAGGCGCTGTCTGAGGCGCTGTACCACCTGAAGTCCGTCGGCATGGACAACGTGTCGGCGATGAAGGCGCTGAAGACCGCCAGCGATCTAGCTGCAGTCGGCGGCGCGGACCTGGAGGACACCACCAACGCCCTCGCTGGCGCGTGGCGGACCGGCATCAAGGGCGCCACCGACTTCGGTCAGGCAGCGTCCACGGTCAACGCCATCATCGGCGCGGGCAACATGACCATGACCGACTTCACCGACGCGTTGTCCTCGGGTATCTTGCCGACGGCGAAGACCTTCGGCTTGACCTTGAAGCAGGTCGGCGCTGCGCTCGCCCTCTTCACCGACGAGGGCGTGCCCGCGAACAGCGCGGCGACCCGGCTGCGGATGTCGATCTCGCTGCTTGGTGCCCCGAGCGCGGCGGCGGAGAAGCAACTCGGGAAGATCGGGCTTTCCGGCCTGCAACTGGCCAACGCCATGCGCGGCCCGAACGGGATCATCGGGGCGATCCAGCTCCTGAAGGACCACCTGGACGCGTCCGGTCTGTCCGCAGCACAGCAGTCGCAGATCCTCAGCAGGGCGTTCGGTGGCGGCAAGTCCTCCAGCGCGATCCTGTCGATGGTCAACAACCTCGACGTGCTGCAGCAGAAGCAGGACCAGGTCAATAGCTCAACGTCGAAGTATGGGAATGCGGTCGCGACGCAGCGGAAAACTGCCGAGGCGCAATGGAAGATCCTCAGCTCGAATATGGAGACGCTGACGATCCGGTTGGGCACAAAGCTGCTGCCGCCGATCACCGGATTCGTCCAGTACCTCAACCAGACCGCAATCCCAGCCGCAGGCAAGTTCACCAGAAAGCTGACCTCTCTGGTGCCCGTGAACAGCATCAAGACCGGCTTCAAGACGGCCTCTGGCGTCGTCTCCGACTTCTTCGACGGCCTGTCGGGAAAGAAGACGAAGAAGCCTGCAACGCTCCCTGTTCAGACACCCGGTGTGAAGGCTCCGGTGGGCGTGCTGGCGCCAGCATCGGATTCCAAGAAGTACGGCGAGCAGATCAGCAAGGCGATCAACGGCGGTATCTCGGGGATCGACTGGCGCAAGCTCGGCAAGCTCCTCGGGAAAGGTCTCGGGTCGGCTGTCGACTGGGCAGCGTCGCATGCTGTAGACCTGTCGGAAAAGATCGCTAAGGCTATTGGTGATATCGACTGGGTGGACGTCGGCAAGTCGCTCGGCGCCATCGCGATCCCGGTGCTCATCGGGTTCGTCGACAACTTGTTCGCGCCCCTGTTCACGCTGGATTTCTGGAAGAAGCACTGGCTGGACGTCATCTTCGCACTCATCTCTGTGGTGCCGTGGGGCAAGCTCGTCGACACGGTGGGCGGAATTCTGGCGAAGATCCCGTGGGGCAAGGTCGGCGACTTCATCGCGAAGGTCTGGAACAAGGTCCCGTGGGGCAAGATTTTCTCTCTCGGAGACCGTGTTCCGTGGGGCAAGATTTTTACGTTCGGGCCGGTCGGTCCCGCGGTGGGGCGCTGGGTTGGCGACATCGCCGGGCGCGTGCGGAGTGTTTTTTCCGGGGAAACGATCTCGAAAATCACAGGGTGGATTGGTAAGCAGTTCGGGAAAATCGGTGACTGGATCGCCACTCAGGCCAGGTTGCTGCCAACGCGTATCGGTGTTGCGTTCCTGAATATGGGCAAGTGGCTGACGGACCACGTGCCGGGCCTGGGTAATGGCTTCATCCGAGCTATCGCCAAGGTGTGGGGAAAGTTCACGCTGCTGCAGACCGGCGTGAACCTGATCGAGGGTCTTTACAACGGCATCACGAGCAAGATCGCCGACGGCTACAACTGGGTGAAGACGCATGTTGTCGACCCGGTGGTCGGCTGGGTGAAGTCTCTTTTCGGTGTGCACAGCCCGAGCACGGTCTTCGCGGAGATCGGCGGCTGGCTGGTGTCCGGTCTTAAGGCTGGTATTTCCGGGGGCGTAAAGGGCCTGGGCGTCTGGATCGACACCCACGTCGTCACCCCGGTCACTCACCGGTTCGTGGGTGCCAGCACCTGGCTGTGGTCCAAGGGGAAGGCTGCTGTGTCCGGCCTGAAGTCCGGTGTGACGGCTGGCGCGAAGGCGATCGGGAGCTGGACACACAGCCACGTGATCAGCCCGGTGGTGAACACTTTCAAATCGGCCGGCTCGTGGCTGTGGTCGAAGGGCTCCGCTGCCGTGTCCGGCCTGAAGAACGGCGTGCTGGCCGGGGCGAAGGCGCTAGGCGGATGGACGACGAGCCACGTCGTCACCCCGGTCACTCACCGGTTCGTGGGTGCCAGCACCTGGCTGTACCAGCACGGCAAGGACCTGATCAACGGCCTGAAGAACGGCATCACTGGCGCGATCAAGGGCATCGGCAGCTGGGTGAGGTCGCACATCGTTGACCCCGTCGTCAACGCGGTGAAGAAGTTCTTCGGCATCCACTCACCGTCGACCGTGTTCGCCACGCTCGGCGGGCACCTGACTTCGGGTCTCCTGAAGGGTATGGCGCAGACCGGCGGCACGGCGATCGCGAAGAAGGTGTTCGGGTCGCTCCCGAGCGCGCTGGCGTCGATCGTCGGCAAGGGCATCGTGCACATCTCTTCGTTGCCGGGGAAGGCGCTGAAGGCGCTTGGCTCGCTCGGGAGCAAGCTCTCGGGGCTCCTGGGCGGGATCTTCGGCGGGGGCGGCGGCTCGGGTGTCAGCCGGTGGTCTGGTGACGTGGCCGCGGTCCTTGCGATGCTCGGCGCTCCGTCGTCGGCTCTGGGCGCGGTGCTCACGCGGATTGGTATCGAGTCGGGCGGCAACCCGAACGCGATCAACCTGTGGGACAGCAACGCCAAGGCTGGGCATCCGTCGCAGGGCCTCATGCAGACGATCCCGTCGACGTTCAACGCCTTTGCGGGCCCTTTCCGTAGTCGCGGCATCACGGACCCGCTGGCCTCGATCTATGCAGGCGTCAACTACGCGATGCACCGGTATGGGAAGAACTGGGTCAGCGTGATGACCCGCTCGGGCGGCTACGACTCTGGTGGTGTGGCCAGTGGGAAGGGCTACCTGCCGAAGTACACGCCCCGGCCAGAGCGCGTCTTGTCCCCTCGGCAGACGGCTGCGTTCGAGCGGCTCGTCGACGTCCTCGACAACCTTGGCAGCGGCGGCGGCTCCAGCACATCGCAGCGGCCAGTGACGGTGCACGTCCACTTCGATGATCCGACGCTGCGGGATCTGATCCGTGTCGAGGTCGATGACGGGCTCGACGACCTCTCGACGGCGCTCAGCGCGGGACGGAGCGTGTGATGGCGATCCCTGGCAACCTG